TTTAAACATCATTATATTTGAATTATAAATATTAAGGTTTATATACAAAATTAAATTTGTGTCATATAATCTATATTTTTTTCTCCTCTAATAGTATAAAGAATATAGCGTAAATGGGTGGTGGTCTTCTTCAATTAGTAGCTTATGGTGCTCAGGATGTTTATTTAACTGGTAATCCTCAAATTACCTTTTTTAAAGTAGTTTATCGTCGTCATACTAACTTCGCTATGGAAGCTATACAGCAGACATTTAATGGAAATGTTGGATATGGAAACACAATAACCTGTCAAATATCGCGCAACGGCGATTTAATTAATCGCATGTATTTACAAGTTGATGTGCCCAAGAAAACTAGCACTGCTGCTACTGATTCATATGTTAACTACTTAGGTCTACGCTTAATAAAATCCGTAGTAGTAGAAATTGGTGGTCAACAAATAGATAAACATTATTCCGATTGGTTATACATATGGAATGAGTTATCTTTACCTATGGGCAAAAGATATGCTTATGATACTATGGTCGGTGCGGATAAAGATATAACAACTAATAAAAATACTACATTATATATACCATTTGAATTCTGGTTTTGCCGTAATGTAGGTTTAGCACTTCCTTTAATTGCTCTTCAATATCACGAAGTTAAAGTAAAAATTGAATTTGAAACAAAAGTAAATTGTTTAACAGCTAGCTCTGGTTCTGCAGCTGACGCCGCTACTTCTGCTGCTGCCTTTCCTGAAATAAATTCCGCCTCATTATGGATAGACTATATATTCTTAGATACAGATGAACGTAGAAGATTTGCTCAATTATCTCATGAATATTTAATAGAACAACTTCAATTTACTGGTACTGAATCTCTTGTAAATAAAAGTAACCGTATTAAATTAAACTTCAATCATCCCTGCAAAGAATTAATCTGGGTAGCAAAAAGTTCTGGAACACACAAAAAAGCAAGATGGTACGATTATAATCTAGCGAAAACTGCTATAGCTGATAATACCGCGCCGTTTTTAATAAGTGGCACTTCATCATATTCATATAGTAGTAATTATATTCATCAAGTTACACCGACTGCTGATAATTACAATAATCCTTTCATAACCTCTATTTTACAATTAAATGGCAATGACCGTTTTGCAGTAAGAGAAGGATTATACTTCACACACGTTCAACCTTATCAACATCATACTAATGTTCCCGTTAATAATCCTATCAATGTATACTCGTTTGCTCTTAAACCTGAGGACCATCAACCAAGTGGCACTCTCAATATGTCTCGTATAGACACTGCTACTTTAATGGTTGAAGTTCAAGATCTTTCTGCTACCGGTGTAGGTATGCCTAGTGCTGCAGAATATTCTTATACTGGTATTAATATATACGCAGTTAATTACAATGTATTACGTATATTATCTGGAATGGGTGGTTTAGCGTATTCTAATTAGTTATAATAAAATGTGTTATATAATTCCCTTTTTTTTTTCTCCTCTAATAGTATAAAGAATATAGCGTAAATGGGTGGTGGTCTTCTTCAATTAGTAGCTTATGGTGCTCAGGATGTTTATTTAACCGGTAATCCTCAAATTACCTTTTTCAAAGTAGTTTATCGTCGTCATACTAACTTCGCTATTGAAGCCATTCAACAAACTTTTAACGGAACTCCTACTTTCGGCAATCGTGTTACTTGTCAAATATCAAGAAATGGCGATTTAATACATCGCGTATATTTATCTATTATTGATTATACTTCTGGTGATACTACTGCTGAAACGGTTTGTCCTTATTTCGGTCTTCGCTTAATTAATTATGTAGAAATTGAAATAGGTGGTCAAAAAATAGATAAACATTATTCTCACTGGATGTATATATGGAATGAACTTTCATTACCTAAATCTAAAAAAGAAGCTTATAAAAAAATGGTTGGTTCTAATAATACCATCGCCAGATTACAAAATGCCAATCTCTATATACCTTTAGAATTCTGGTTTTGCCGCAATGTAGGTCTAGCGCTTCCTTTAATTGCTCTACAATATCATGAAGTTAAGATAAATATTTTATTCGAAGAAAAAACTAAATGCCAAGGTTCGACTTCAGCTATAAAAGAACTATCATCTGTAAATTTATGGGTCGATTACATATTCTTAGATACTGATGAACGCAGAAGATTTGCTCAATTATCACATGAATATTTAATAGAACAATTACAATTTACTGGTGCTGAAACTGTAAATGCCGCAAGCATGAAACCAAAACTATCATTTAATCATCCGTGCAAAGAATTAGTCTGGGTTTCTACATGCGACCATCATGCAGACCAACCTACAAAAAATAATAATTGGATAAATTATTCTACTGATCCAAACACTTATGATTCTAATGGTAAATTATATGCAGAAACCAGTGCAGTTTCTTCAACAAACCCTGTTGTATCCGCTAAACTCGTATTAAACGGCAATGATCGCTTTTCATCAAGACCTGGTTCTTATTTCAATTTAATACAACCTTATCAACATCACGAAAATATACCTTCAAACCCTGGTATTAATGTGTATTCATTCGCTCTAAAACCTGAAGAACATCAACCGAGCGGTACTCTCAATATGTCTCGTATTGATACTGCTGTTCTTAATATAGATATGAATGCTACATATGTCGGTACTCAATTCTCTAAAAATCTTCATGTATATGCTGTTAATTATAACGTATTACGTATATTATCGGGTATGGGAGGTTTAGCGTATTCTAATTAAATTAAATTATATTAATTATCTTATACGTTGTTAAATTGCTATAATATCCCTTTTTTTTTTCTCCTCTAATAGTATAAAGAATATAGCGTAAATGGGTGGTGGTCTTCTTCAATTAGTAGCTTATGGTGCTCAGGATGTTTATTTAACTGGTAATCCTCAAATTACCTTTTTCAAAGTAGTTTATCGTCGTCATACTAACTTCGCTATTGAAGCTATTGAACAAACGGCAACAGGAGGTACTTCTCTAGGTTCGCGCGCAACTTTTCAACTAACCCGCAATGGTGATTTAATACACCGTATTTACTTTTACGGAAAAATAAAAAATAATTCAGATACCGTTGGTAACGCTAATAAAGTTGCATTAGTTCCTAATTTTGGACAAAAATTATTGAAAACTATTGAACTTGAAATTGGGGGTCAACGTATAGATAAACATTATTCTGAATGGTTATACATATGGAATGAGTTATCTCTTCCTATTGGCAAACGCGAAGGTTATTATAAGATGGTTGGTGCAAATAAAGATAATAATTGCACACAATTAAATGAATCTCAATCTTATGAATTATATGTTCCTTTAGAATTTTGGTTTTGTCGCAATGTAGGTCTAGCACTTCCTTTAATTGCTCTACAATATCACGAAGTTAAAATAAATATCGAATATGAAACTGCCGCTAACTTATTTGATAAAGACACTAAAAATACAACTTTTAATGATTCTACATTAAAAAACAGTACTTACAACGTAAATAACATAAGTCTAGTAGACTCTAAATTATGGGTCGATTATATATTCTTAGATACTGATGAACGCAGAAGATTTGCTCAATTATCCCACGAATATTTAATTGAACAATTACAATTCACAGGAACTGATAATATAACTTCTTCTACCAATGACGATGGTATGAAAAGTATGCGTATGAATTTTAATCATCCTTGCAAAGAACTTGTATGGGCTATAAAAAAAAATGAAGACGGTGTATATTGGAATAACTTTTCTACTGCAACTCCATTATCGGGAGTTACTACAGCAACTGTAAATGATTATTATAATTCAACAAATCCAGTAAGGCAAGCTAAAATAATGCTTAACGGTAATGATCGTTTTGCGCAAAGAAAAGGAGAATATTTTTCTTTAGTCCAACCTTACCAACATCACGAAAATACTCCAGATGACTTCCATAAAGGCATAAATGTTTATTCATTCGCTCTAAAACCTGAAGAACATCAACCAAGTGGTACTCTTAATATGTCTCGTATAGATACCGCTGTTCTTTCATTATCCTCATCTATAAGCGGAAATATCTACATATATGCCGTAAATTATAATGTATTACGTATATTATCTGGTATGGGTGGTCTCGCTTATTCTAATTAAATATTATATGATATCTATGATATCTATGATATCCATAAAACAATATTCTTATTTTTCAATTTATAATTATTATTATAAGATAATATGATATTATATAAATACTTTGATACATATAATGATATCATTTTAGTGTTTAATCCAGCATTAAATTTA